TATTCAACTAGCGATATCAGAAGACGGCACAGCAATACCTATCGCTACACATACAGCGAGAGCGCAACTGCGCCCTTCGCCTACATCAGCAACCAAGACAGCAGATTTTGTTTGCACGGTTATTGATGCATCTGGCGGTACATTAAATATGCAGTTAAGCAATTCGGTAACGGCAGCTATTGCGTCAGGTAAATATTATTACGACTTAGAATTAGTAAATACTTCAAATAATACAGTAACAAGGTTACTACAAGGTGTGGCAAGAGTCACTCCAGAGGTTACAAGATAATGGCAACTACATTAACAATTACCCCACAATCTACAGCAGTAGGTGTAACTAACCAAACTACTTCAATAACAGTATCAGCAGCTATTGCTGGTGCGGCAACAGATGCCCAAGGTATTACATTCGCAAATGCAGCGAGAACTCTCTCGACTGCTGGAACGGTTGAAAAAGCTCTTTTACAATTAGCTGACCAACTGTTTGTACAAACGACAGCTCCAACTGCTGGAACAACTAACTTAGCAGAGGGAGACTTCTTTTATGATACTGACGATAATCAGTTAAAGATCTATCGAGAAACGTCTACAGGACAATTTAATTGGGTTCCTGTAATGATAGGAAACAGTTCAACGGACTCAGACACGATAGACGCAGGGAGCTTTTAAGCTCATATAGGAAAAAATAATGGCACAAACAATTAAAATCAAACGAAGTACCAGTACTTCCGCACCGGGTTCACTTGGTGCTGGTGAGTTAGCGTATTCTTCGGATAGTAACAAGCTATTTATTGGTCACCCTTCCTCTAGTGCTGTAACTGCAATCGGCGGTGCTCTATACGTTGAGATGTTAGATCACTCTGCTGGTACATTAACAGCAAGTTCAGCAGTATTAGTTGATGCTAACAGTAAGATAGACCAATTAAAATCAGGGAATATGGTATTCACTGGTTCAAGCAACACAATCTCAACTTCATCAGGAAACTTAACAATTGCACCTACAAGTAACTTAGTTGTTACTCATGGCGGAACAATTGATATTTCTGGTCAAGCAAATGCTCTTACAATGCCCGACAACAATGCAACTGCATTGGATATTAAAGAGGCAGGAAACTCATATCTTAAATTTGTAACTACTAACTCTAGTGAAAAAGTTGTAGTAGGCAAAGATATGGACACAGGTACAGTTAATGTAACTAGTGGTAATTTACTTGTAGGAACAGACAAATTTACAGTAGCTTCCGGAGACGGAGATACAGTAGTTAAAGGTACAATGAATGTACAAGACGCAGTTGATTTAGATTCTACACTTAATGTAGATGGCAATTCAACTCTAAACGGTAATGTTACTTTAGGTAACGCAGGTAGTGATACCGTTACTGTTACAGGTACTGCAACATTCACTCCTTCAGCAGACTTTGACGGAGGCTTTACAGTCGCTGGCTCACAAACTGTTGATATGGGAGCAAACAGAGTAACTAATATAGCTACTCCAACAGCAAGTACAGATGCAACTACAAAAGCATATGTCGATAGTGTCAAACAAGCACTCGACATTAAAGATTCAGTTAAGTTAGGTTCAACAGCTAATATCAATGCAACCTACAATAATGGTGCAGGAACTCTTACTTATGACGCTACAGGCGTACAAGCAGTTGATGGTGTTAACTTAGCACTTAACGATAGAGTTCTTATTAAAAATCAAAGTACTCAAACACAAAATGGTATCTATAAAGTTACCACAGCTCCAGCAGTAGGTGTAGCAGGTGTACTAACAAGAGCAGTAGACGCAGATTCAGCGGCTGAAGTTACAGGCGGATTATTTACATTCGTTGAAGCAGGTTCAAGTAACGCAGATAATGCATATGTTCTTACTTCAATAACAGGAACAGCAACGCTTGGTACAGACAACCTAGTATTTACACAGTTCTCAGGAGCGGGTCAGATTGATGCAGGTAATGCCCTTACAAAAACAGGGAATACTATTGCAGTAACTGTAGACGACAAAACAATTTCACATAATAGTGGAGCAAACCTAAGTTTAAAAGGTATCTCAGCAACAGCTAATGGAGATCTATTATTCGGCGCTAATGGCGCTAACGGTGGTTACTCAAAACTTTCAATAGGTTCATATGACTCAACAAATAGTGTAGGACAAATACTTCAAGTAGGTTCTTCATCAACAGTCGCATGGTCTAATACACTAGATGGGGGTACGTTCTAGTGGCACAAGTAATTAAAATAAAAAGGTCGGAATCAGCAGCTTCAACCCCTAGTACTAGTGACTTAGCTACACATGAAATTGCAATGAATACAGCCGACCAAAAGATTTATACTAAAGACTCGAATGGCAATATTGTAACAATAGCTTCTCATTCAGAAGCTATCGCTACGGAAGACGATATTCTAGCCTTTACTATAGCATTAGGATAGCAACATGGCATCAGCATTTAAAACAGCAACAGGCAAAGATGTAGGAACTTCACTAACGACTATTTACACTTGTCCTTCAGCTACTACAGTTACAGTAATAGGTTTATACCTATGTAATCAAAGTGGTGGATCAATTGAAGGTAGTGTAGAATTTTATGACGCAAGTACTACAAATCATATTAGTATTTTATCGGGTTCTCCAATACCTGACGGTTCAACCGTTGTAGCAATTGGTGGAGAAGGTAAAGTTGTTTTAGAAGCCGGTGATATAATTAAAGTACAATCAAATGTTGCAAGCTCGATAGATGTAGTTCTATCGTATCTGGAGCAGACATAACATGGCACTCATAGGCAAGGAAAACGCGCTAGTCTCCACGCTTGAGGCAAACGCAGTAGGTACTACAGAAATTGTAAGTAACTCTATTACTGCGAGTGAGATAGCCGCTAACGCAGTCGGCACATCAGAAATTGCAGCAAACGCGGTAGGCACCTCCGAAGTAGCAACAAACGCTATTGGAGCAGCACAATTACAAGCATCAGCAGTTACAGCTGTAGCAGACGGGTCAATTGACGCCGATGCGCTAGCAGCTAACTCGGTGGACTCAGCAGAACTAATATCAGGTTCAATTGACACAATACATCTTGGGTCATTACAAGTAACAGCGGCTAAAATAGCAGCCGATGCTATATCAACAGTAAAACTAGCGGATAATGCAGTTACAGCTGCAAAAATTGCAGAGAATACAATTACAAGTTCAGAACTTGCAAATAACTCTGTAACCGCAACACAAATCCCAAGTGGCACAATCACAGCAGATTTATTAGCTACTAACTCAGTAGATAGTGCAGAACTAATAGACGGTAGTATTGATACTGCTCATATTGCTAATGCACAAGTAACATCAGCAAAAATAGCAGCTAATGCTATTACTACTGCAAAGATTGCTCAAAATCAAGTTACAGCTCATCATATTGCAGATGGTAGTATTACTGCCACTCAATTAGCAGCTAACTCAGTAGATAGCGCAGAGTTGATAACTGGTAGTATAGACACTATACACTTAGCAGCAACATCAGTAACAAGTGCAAAAATAGCTAATAATGCTATATTAACACAACACATTGATGATTCACAAATTACAGCGGATCAATTAGCCGCAAACTCAGTAGACAGCGCAGAACTTATAACTGGGTCTATTGACACAATACATATTGGAGCTTCTCAGGTAACAACTGCGAAGATAGCTGATAACGCTATTACGGCAGCTAAACTTCCATCAGGAGTTATAGCTTCAGACCATATAGCTACTGGTACAATCGTAACAAATGATTTAGCAGATAACTCTATAACTTCAGCAAAAATAGTAAATGGAACAATAGTAACAGCTGATTTAGCAGACAACTCAATTACAGCAGCAAAACTCCCTTCAGGGGTTATTGCTTCAGACCACATAACAGATGGTACAATAGTAGCAGGCGATATAGCAAGTGATGCAGTAACTACTGCAAAAATACTAAATGCTAACGTAACAACAGCTAAATTAGCAGATGATTCAGTAACAGCGGCAAAGGTAGCAGACAATGCTATTAACGCAGCTGGAATGGTTGCTACTGGTCTAATAACAGCAGACCATTTGGCAGCAAACTCTGTATCTGTAGCAGAACTTAAATCAGACGCATTAAGCGGACAGACAATGTCAGGTAACGTTACTTTCTCAGGAAACGTAACAGTATCAGGAACATCATTCGCAGCTTCAGCTACTACAATTACTACTGGTGATTCTTTAATCTCAATGGCAACAAGTAACAACAGCTCAGACGCAGTTGATATTGGTTTCTATGGATTATACGATACATCAGGCTCACAAGATTTATACTCTGGTATATTCAGAGATGCAGACTCTTCTGGAAAATGGAGACTCTTTAAAGACTTACAAGTACAACCTACCACAACAGTAAACGTTAGTGGTGCAGGTTATGCCGTTGCTACCTTAGTAGCAAATGTAGAAGGTGCAGTTACAGGTAACGCAAGTACAGCCACTACACTAGCAACAGCTAGAAATATTGGTGGAGTATCTTTTGATGGCTCAGCAGCTATTAACCTACCAGGTGTTAACACATCAGGTAACCAAGATACCTCAGGTAACGCAGCAACAGCTACAACAGCAACAGCACTTGCAACAGGAAGAACAATCGGAATGACTGGAGATGTCGTTTGGACATCAGCTTCTTTCACAGGTGCAGGTAACGTAACAGGTACTTCAACAATTCAAGCAAACGCTGTAGAATCAGCAATGATAGCGGAAAACAATGTTACTACTAGAGAAATTGCAGCAAACGCAGTTACTAGTGCACTCATTGCTCAGAACTCTATTTTAACAAAACATATTGATGATGGTCAGGTTAATACTGCACAATTAGCAGGTAACTCTGTAACAGCTGCAAAGATACAAGCAAATGCTGTAGCAGCTTCAGAAATAGCACAGAACTCTATTGGAGTAATTCATATTCCAGACGGACTAATTACAGCAACTCAATTAGCTGCAAACTCAGTAGATAGTGCAGAACTAATTACAGGTAGTATTGATGCAATACACCTTGCTAGTTCAAGCGTAATAACAGCTAAGATAGCAGACAATGCAGTAACAGCCGCTAAAGTAGCAGCTAATGTGATAGGTTCTTCAGAACTTGCACAAAACTCAGTAACAGCAACTCATATTCCTAGCGGAACAATTACAGCAGACTTAATGGGGTCAAACTCAGTAGACTCTGACGAGTTAGTGAATGGAAGTATTGACGCAGGTCATATTTCAACTTCAGCAGTAACAACCGCAAAGATTGCAGATAACGCAGTAACAACAGCTAAGATAGCAACCAATAGTATTACAAACCTAATGATTGCAGATGATGCTGTCACAGGTGCTAAAATAGATGGCAGTTCCGATATTGCAGTAGCGTCCTTACAAACAACAGGAAACGTAACAGCAGGTAATGGTACTGGCGATAAAATGATAGTATCTGGATTACTAGGTGTTCAAGACACTAATCCACCTCAAAAACTACATATTGATGAAGTTGGCGGATTCGATGTTGCTACTCTTTCAAGTAGCTCAACAGGACAACAAACCGTTGATTCTTTTGCAGCAGCTACTTTTAGAACTGCTAAGTATCTCATCTCTATTACAAATAGTACAGATGGAGATTATCAAGCACTAGAACTGTTATTATTCCATGATGGAACTACAGTATATTTAACACAGTATGCGTCCATTTTCGATAATGGAGCACAGGTAACATTTGATGCAGACATAAACTCAGGTAGTGTAAGACTAAGAGCTACACCTGCTTCAACAGATAATATGACTATTAAAGTCATAAGACAAGCAATCGAGGTATAAAATGGGACAAAAATTACAATTCAATATCGAAGACTCAGGTCTAAGTATTGACGGAACAGAAATCGTAAACAGCAGTAGACAGGTCTCCAACATGGACGTTCCTGGAACTAAAATGTCAGGAACTATTGCAGCAGCAAGACTACCCTATACTATTACAACAACTGCTCCAACTGGAGTGGGATCAACATCAAGCGGACACGTTTGGTACGTTTATTCATAGGAACTTAAATGGCAATTTATTGTAACGACGGGGGTACACTTCGCCAAGTCCGCTTTCTTGCGGTCAACGATAGCGGAACAATCCGCCGTATCCATCACGTCTACGTAAATGATAGTGGCTCTCTAGAAGGGCCATTTGATGCCGTACGTTCTACACAAAGATCTACTAATACAGAAACTACATTTGTATCAGGTACTCAAGAAACCTCTTTTAGTACTACTTGTACTTTTGAGACGAACAGAAATACTGCAACAGTATTTGATACTACAAAGAATACAACAACTACATTCAATACTACTAGGGGTACAACTTCTACGTTTGCTACAACTAGAAGTACAACTACTACATTTAATACAACTACAAACTTTACTACTACAACTGCGTACGCTACAACTAAGAGTACGACTACAGTATTTAATACAACTACAAACTTTACAACTACAACCACGTATAACACAACGAGGTCAACTACTACAACATTTGATAGTACAACAACGTATACAACTACAACTACATTTGATACTACAAAAGATACAACTACAGTATTTAATACAACTACAAACTTTACAACTACGACTACGTATAACACGACGAGGTCAACTACAACTGTATTCAATACAACTACAAACTTTACTACAACCACAACTTATGAAACTAGTAAAGCAACAACTACTGTCTATGATACCACTACGACTTTCAATACTTCGTATGACACGACGATTAACACATCTAGGTCTACAGGGTTTACAAACAGTACAAACCAGAATACAAATACTTGTTTCAACACTAGCTTTACAAATGTAACTAATAGAAACACAAATACAAGTTTCAACACTAGCTTTACAAATGTAACTAATAGAAACACAAATACAAGTTTTAATACGGACTTTACAAACAGCACAACTAGAAATACAAATACAAGTTATAACACTAGCTTTACAAATAGTACAACTAGAAACACAAACACTTGTGCTATTGTATCTACCAACACATCATATGCAACAAATACTTCATATGCTTGTACATTTATTGTAGCTACAAATACTTGTTATAGTACAAATACTTCTTATGCTTGTGGGTTTATTGTAGCAACAAACACTTGTTATAGTACAAACACTTCTTATGCTTGTCAGTTTACAAACAATACAACGCATCAGAATAACACAAACACCTGTGCTATTGTGTCTACAAATACTTGTTATAGTACAAACACTTCTTATGCTTGTACATTTACAAATAATACAGGATTTACAAACAATACAAATACTTGTGCTATTGTATCTACAAATACTTGCTATGGTACAAATACGAGTTATCAGACTACATTTACCAATAACACAGGGTTTACTAATAACACGGGTGCGCATACAAATAATACAAATACTTGTGCGATTATATCTACTTCGTTTACAAATAATACAGGAGCGCACACTAATAATACTGCATTAGACGCTGTTAACACATCTAAAAGTACTAATACTGCATGGAATACTAATACCTCTTGGGCAACTAACTTTAGAAACAATACATTATTCTTTATTGACCCAGAGATTGGATTCCATATTGGTTCAACGAATACAACTGCAAATACAACAGGTACAAACAGTACCTCTGGCACAAATAACACAAGTATAAGTACAAACACATCTAGAAGTACAAATACTTGTTATAGTACTAATACTGCAAAGAACACTAACACTTGTTTTATTGTCGCAACAAATACTTGTTATAGTACGAATACTGCTAGAAGTACAAATACTTCTTATGCTTGTACATTTACTAATAATACAGGCGCACATACAAACAATACAAACACTTGTTTCATAGCTTCAACAAATACTACTAGAAGTACAAATACAAGTTACCAGAGTACATTTACTAATAATACAGGTGCACACACTAATAACACTAACACCTGTTACATAGCCTCTACAAACACAACTATAAGTACAAATACAAGTTACCAATGTCAGTTTACAAATAATACTGGTGCACATACTAATAACACTAATACAAGTTATCAGACTACATTTACAAATAATACAGGTGCACACACTAATAACACTAACACAAGTTATCAGACTACATTTACAAATAACACAGGCGCGCATACAAACAATACAAACACTTGTTTCATAGCTTCAACAGCTTATGACACTAATACAAGTAGAACAACTGATGATGTTATTGTGTCTACAAGTTACAATACTAATACAAGCAGACTAACAGATGATGTTATTGTATCAACTGACTTTAATACTAATACAAGTAGACTAACTGATAATGTTATTGTATCAACTGACTTTAACACTAATACAAGTAGATTAACTGATAATGTTATTGTAAATACAATCTGGAATACTAATACTGCTAGAACTACAACTTACGAAACTACTTTCGCAACTTCTAGGTCTAGTTCAAGAGCTACTTCAACAAGTAGAAGTACAACTACTGTTTATAATACTACAACTTCAACAGCAAGTTCTAGAGCTACTTCAACAAGTAAATCTACAGTATGTACATTTGAAACCTCTAAATCTACAGCAAGTTCTAGAGCTACTTCAACAAGTAAATCTACAGCAACAGTATACGCTACAACGTTGGGCACACTTACAAGTAGGGCGACTGCAACAGATAAGTCCACAACTACTACATTTAATACTGCTACAACAACATCAAGTTCAAGAGCAACCTCTACTAGTAAATCAACTAGTACTGTTTATGATACTACAACTACAACTGCGAGCTCAAGAGCAACCTCTACTAGTAAGAGTACTACAAGTACTTTTGATACTACGAAGAGTACGACTACTACTTTTGAAACAAGTAGTACAACAGGTTCTGTTTATGAGACCACAAGGACTACAGCTTCTACGTTTAATACAACTAGAGCAACAGATACCACAATTACAACTGAACACCTGACAACTATTGCTACTGCAACAGATACAGGTATATTTGAAAGAATAACAGCCTCTCAAGCTGGAACGATATTCGATACTGAAGTGTCAAGCGCCTCTGATGTCGGAGCTTCCTATTGGGACGGTTCATCATGGAGCTAAAATGGCACAACAAAAAAAGAAAGTGGCGGTTGACCCGCACGATTATCACAACGCTGAGATAACAACAGATTACCTTAATAAAAAAATGGAAGGTATGATGACAGCTCTTTTCGATACGCTAGGAGAGAGTGAAGAAAGAATAAAAGATTTAGAGTTACAAGTTTGGAAACTAACTGAGAAACTTAATGCCTCTTGATCAATTAGCTATAGAAGAGAAAATGGGAGATATCCCAACTCATTTTATGAAATCAGGCAGCTGTATGCCACCTAAAGATAGGTTGGATAAACTAGCAGTATTTCGTGAGAGAGTAATCCCTAAAGACTACAATGGGTGTACTTTTGAGTTTGACTTATGGTATAATACTAATGAGTTACATACTATTAGAACATTCTTGTATACAGATTTTTTAGGGCGAGGAGTTTTCTTTAGGGTAAACTCTATAAAAATAAATGACAGACTATATAATAGTATTGCTGACTCAAATCAAAAGATAGACGAGGATAGAATACAAAAAATTATAGACAGTCTAGAAAATAAGTATACATTACAAGTTAATCGCTCTACTTACGATAAGGTAGTATTCCCACCAGGAAGTAACCTTATACAACCAGGAAAAAATGTTCTTGATTGGAAAAAGTTAGATGACTTAGTAATGAATAAAGGATATGTAATTAAGCCACACCCTATAACTGCTCATGTATATGTTGCAAAATATAAAGAAAGATATGGAGCAGATAAGGTAATAAATAAAAAGATGGGCGGACATGAAATTCTTGAAAAGTGTACTGATTTAGCTTTCTGCCCCAATAGTCAAATGGGTATAGAGGGACTACTTCTAAATAAGAATATTTCTTTAGTATCGACTCCTAGAGCCGCTAGAGAAAAGAATCATCTTACGTATGAAGCAATATATCAGGGACTAATTGGAAAGAAATGCGGGTCACGAACAGCACTTTTAAAAATACTATCGAGTAAAAGGTCTGGCATAGTTTTCGATTTTGACGAAGACGCAGAAGATAGAGTAGAAAGGTATTGTGAACAATTTTGGGAATATACTTTTAAAGGAAAAACGGAAAAGGACATTGTAAAATGATTGATATTATATTATTAACAGAAGAGATAAACACAGAGTTTACTCTCAGTTCTCTTGTAAATAATTCAGAGAACTATCGCCTACACCTATTTAATAGGAGGGGTCCGCTTATCGATAATATGCAGCCAACTATTGACTGGGCAATGAAGAATTTTAGGGAAGTATATAGTTACCAGACTCCATATACATTTAGAGGAGATGGTTCAGAAAGAATGGCTAGAACTCTTTTACAATTTAGAGAGCATTGGAAAGATAAAGCTCCAAAAGGAGCTCCCATAGAAAGAGTACTTGTGCATACAAAAGGTGAAAGAATTTTTAATGGTAAGTTTGCTGGAAACGTTCCTACAGTAAAACAAATGGGAGATAACATGGTTTTCTTTTCGAGAAAGAACCAATACTTTGACCATAAGTTCTATGGAAACTATTACCAAATACTTGGTTTACCAAATCAGAAAAGCGATTATGAAAAAGACTTTTTATTAGTTAATTGGAAACTATTTAAAGACCATAGCCCACAACATTATTTCCCAAATGGCAAGTCTACTAGATATGAAGATATGGAAAACCCTGGTAGATATCTAAGCGATACAGACTCTTTTATTTTATCAGCAAAAAACTCTGCATTTTTTAATAATCTTATAAAAAGAAAACATGGTTGGGCTCCGTTATACTTTGATATGACTCCCGACGATTTAATTAAGAAAGAAGCTATTGGGCCAAAAGACACTATCAATCATAATATAATGATGAGAAAAGCATTCTCAGTAAAAGTAGAAACGATAGAATTATTTGCTCATTACTACGAAATGCCAACATTACACTATATGTGTATTCCTTGGGATATGTGGACTAAGTTAATAGACGATATACCACTTGCTATGCGAAGAGAAGGCATAAATGAAAGACTACTAATTAAATCTGATAAACAGAAAAAGTATCTGCGAAAAGTCGTAGAAGCAGGATACTTACTAGGGAAGATATAATGTCTATATCTAATAAACTTAGACTTCTAAAAAAGTTATGGTTTTATGAAGAAGGAGCTAAAGGCAACACAGATTTAGCTGGTCAAATTGTTTTTGAATTTGCTTCAAAAAAGCAAGACCAAATAATAAAAGACTGGTGCAAAACACCTACCGGCCAGCGATATCTCGCAGGCGAAAGAATAATTGATAATATCGAAAGATTTAAAGATAGAGACCCCAATACTCTAGGAGCAAAATACCTTCAGTTCTTAGAAAAATATCAGTATACTGAAGTAAAAGACCAACTACCCACCACCCAAGCTAGATATAATAATCCTGAAGTAATAGCGTACGGAGCATTTGTAACAGATATGCACGACTTTACTCATGTTATAACTGGATATCCGCCTGATACTTTCGGAGAGTTAATGAGAATAAGAGTTTACCGCCAATATGAGGGCAGGGGTTGGGCAGTTTTGTATTGGAATGGCTGGCTAAAAGCTCAGTTCATTAAATCAGAAGAAAGGAAATACTTTAACTTAGCCGTACGGGAGGCTCGACAAACGGAAAAAATAGCAAAGAATTATATTTTTGAAGACATGTTCAGTATGGTAGGTTGGCATATCAATAAAGTTCGCAAAAATTTAAACACCCCAGCGTCCAAGTTTTGGAACTGGGAAATACACTAGTCTTCTAAGATTTCTTCTTTTAGGTCAGAAAGAATTTCCCACTTAATAATCCCATTACGAGACATTTCTAAAGCGTACTCTCTTTCTGCGGGGACGTTGTGAGGAATCTCATCAACGGTATTTCTAGGTAAGTGCCAGCTGTTAGGGTAAGCTGCTCCTACTTTGAATGGGGCTTTTTTGGCAAAGAAGTCAAACCCAACAAGTGTAAGACTCTTCCAAACCCATGCCTTTTTTATTAACCAAAGTAACACTATAAAACCATTCGAAGGTCTACCCAAAGTTTCATTGTTTACATAACCAAACTCTTCGTAAAGTTCAAGCAGTTCTTCATCACTCCACATAGTGTGGTACTCATCATCTAATCCATCACCCAACTCTCTAGCACTATTCAAGTTTATACGAGTACGATTAAGTAGTTTTGGAACTTCTTTTAATTCTGGTCTTTTCATCATTTGTTCTGCTCTCAGAAACCCTGTACACCAGATATCAGTTCTTTTACCTATTCTTTTATAATGTCGAGGCAAAGGAACTCCTCTACCCATACGAATAACTATATCATGCGAATCTATAAAATCTGCTTTCTCATAGTTTAGAATCTCTACTGAGTTACCGACAAGTACTACATTCTTATTTTTTAGTAGTTCTAAGACTGTTTCTGCGCTAACCATTCAGCCTCCCTAATCGCTTCTTTGTCTGATTGGACTTCTTCATAGTTTGCCCTATTCTGTAAGGTTATCTCGGGTACTTCTAATTCTGTAAACTCTGCCATTCTGATAAGCCACCTGATAACATCAGCAACTTCATCATGAGTTATACTTGGCAAATCTTCATCATTTAATAAACCGAGATTGATTGTTGTTATACGGCATCGTTTGTCACTATTATACACAAGAGTATTAGTAAGAAAATTAAGACTAGCTTTCTGCGTTGCATACATATATCCTTTTGATATATTAGGTTGAGAAGCTCTACTAGAGATGTTGATTATATACTTGGTCTTGTCATGTTTCCATGCTTCGTAAGCGTGCATCAGTATTTCTGTTTGTCGAAATCCTCTGTGAGCATGATTGATTAAAACATCTACATGGTTTGGATTGTCGTAATTAAACCCCCACCAATGTATACCGTTCATTGTAATATCCTCGACACGAGGGGTTGATATAGTGTGGTCTTGCAAAGCACCCGCTATGGCTGCTGCTAGTCCTGTTGTTCCTGTTATTGCTATTTTCATTTAAATACTAATCCTATTGCGAACATTGATATTCCCATAAAAGCCAATACTACTATTTGCACAATGCTCATAATAAATACTTGTCTCATAGGGTGGACTTCTGTAATTTTTTCTATCCACTCTTCAGAGGGTGCAAGATTAGCAGCTTGCAATAATTTTTCTTCCTTTGTTTTCATATTCCTGTACAATATCAAATGATTCTTTTCCAAATAGTGTTCCATCTACGGAACACCCGTTACACGGAGATTGACTTCTATCCCCTCTTGTTAGTCTGCGTCTAATTTTTCTCATTGGTTTACTAAACCAGACATTCATTAAGGTATCTTGCATTAGATTTCCTATTACATGCTCTCTACCCCAGTCATTACTACAGAACAAAACATCTCCATTCCAATCCACAAACATCTTGTAGAAAGGGTAATGGCATGGCTTTCCTTGCAAAGATTCTATATCGCTTTCCTCTATACCGAGCCAATCGATTGTGCCGCTCCTATTATTTAAAATAAGACCATGATCCTTCATACTCCAGTGCATTCTATACTTATACTTGTCGTCTGGTATATCACGCATAACTTCATCGAAATGTTCCATTTGATGCGCTCCATCATACAGGTTAATATATAACAGGGTTAGACCATTGTCAAACAGAGATTTTGCATACTCTGAAGTCAATCTATCCCCATTGGTATTACACTCGAGAATGTTGGAAGTGAGATGTGTTCTAAAACTTTTTACTATTTCAGGAAACTTTGGGTTAAGTAAGTTTTCACCAAAACCGCTAAGAGAGATCTTGCCACGATAATCATTACGTCCAAGTTCTCGTGCTATATGACTCGCACCGTTTGGAGTCATATGCAAATTCCTATTAGGGAAAACTTCTGGGTCATGTCTCGGGCAAAAGACACAATTTCGATTACAAAGTTCGGTAGTATTTACTTCGACTGTAAGAATCGAATTGAGTGGGTCAAATCCTTCATTTGACAATCTCTTGTGATGAGCTGCCTCTTGTTTTCTCCTATGTTCAAGGAAACTATATTGGTCGTCTTGTTTCTTCATGTACTGCTCTCCATTCTTCAGCGTAAGGTTGAGTTTCAAATCCTTTTAACCAAGGCCCGCCATCTGTAAAGTGAACTGCACTAGGCTGATAAATGTCATAATAACCAATCATATTGTTCCAAGTTGCAGGCAAACTGCCTACACTTTCTGCCCATTTGAATTCATGTAAGTAACTTGCGTCCTTTTCATTGACCTCATAGGGACTTATTTCCTGTTCATCACAATTGATATACATTAGTGACGACCAGTATTTACAAGGGTATGGGCGGTTTATCCTACCGTCCATCTTAATTCTAGTACTTGTAACTAACTCTGGGTGTTTAACAACATAGACATCATGTGCATTTTCATCTACACATTGTAATATCTCTGCTGGGTCTGCTCGAAAGAGAAAGTCTCCATCTACAAACAATGCCCAATCGTTATAATTATTTAGATAAGGTACTAGAAATCTAGTAAAAGAGAAGTCTGTAGCTTCTCCTTGGTAGGGACGAGAATACACACCTTGTTGAATTAAATCTTTCTTTCTCAACGGTTTGATTATATGAAGTTTACTAAAGCGCTCTATTGAGGCTTTACAGACTTCATACATCTCAGGGTGTGCTTCCTCATATCCTATGTATATATTCACGATACGATTTCAGGTGTAAACTCTCCTTCAGACTTACTAAGTTCGTCTCCGAGTTGGTTTATATACGCTTGTCTACCAGTCGTTAGAATAGCAATCATAGTTTGTAGCCTAGCAATTTCTTGGTCTGCTATCTGCATATGATTGATTACATTTCTGTGTTCTTCACTTAACTGGTCAATTTCATACTCTTTATTATCAATCGTGATTGTTGGTATTTCACTCATTTAAATATATCCTGCCAATTTCCTTGTGTACTAGCCTTAGCATACTCGGTAGCACGGTTTTCAAAAAAGTTGGTATGCTCAACTGCGTTCAACTGCATGTCAATCCATGGTAGTGGATTTTCTTCACTATGAAATATTTTCTTCATACCGATACCTAATAATCTTCTATCAGCAATATATCTGATATACTCTTTTACTTCTCTTGCAGTTAGGTCGGGAACATCTGCATTTGCAAAACAAACATCAATAAATTTGTCTTCTAGTTCCACAGTTTTTTCAGCAGCACAATAGATTTCATACTTTAACTTATCAGTCCATAACTCAGGATTCTCCTGCATAAAAGTTCTAAATAGTTTTGACAAACCTTCAACATGTAGTGATTCATCACGAATACTCCATGTAACAATCTGTCCCATTCCTTTCATTAAGTTATGTCTAGGGTAGTTTAGAAGAATCGCAAAGCTACTAAATAGCTGTACTCCTTCCGTAAATGCACTATACACCGCCATTGTTTTTGCCATATCATATGGAGTTTCCATACTGAAATCTTGTAGATATTCGTGTTTCTCCATCATAGCATTGATATCCATAAACTCTTGGTACATCTCTTCATCTTTACCTAAAGTTTCTAACAGAAGGGAATATGCTTCTTGGTGCACAGCTTCCATAGATGCATATGCTACTAACATCATTCTTACTTCTGGTTGTTTAAATGTAGGCAAGTAGTGGTGGGCATAGCCTCCACATACATCTACATCTGCTTGTGTGAAGAACTTAAATATATTGTCTAGCAACATACGTTCTCCATCACTTAATTTTTCTCTATAATCTTTTATATCATCTTGTAGTGGTACTTCATCAGGAAGCCAATGCATTTGTTGTTGTTTTTTATAATTTTCAAATGCCCACGGATATTTAAAAGGTTTATAATATTCTCTTTCTTTTAATAAACTCATCGTTATCCCTCACAACTTAGACATTCTTCCTGCTCAAATATGATTTCTCTTTTGGCTTGGGAAGCTACATTGTCTGCTCTACTGATTGCCTCACTACGTAGATAGTAAAGCGTTTTTAAATTCTTTGCCCATGCTAACATATGGGCGCTGTGTAAATCTCCTTTGTTTACATCAGGCGGGAAGAATAGATTTAACGACTGAGACTGACAGATATACTCTTGTCTTTCTGCAGCGTGTTCTATAATCCATGCTTGATTGATTTCTACAGCAGTTTTGAAAGTATCTTTTTCGTCTTGTGTTAAGAACTCAAGATGTTGAATACTTCCTCGATTTGCAACTATGCCTTTCCACACTTCATCTGTATTCATTTCATATTTCTTTAATACTTCAGTTAAGTACTTATTCTTATGTAAATTACTTCCAGATTTTGTTTTTTGTGTAAAAGCATTTGCTCTAAACGGTTCGATACTTGGACTTGTATTGCCACATATAATACTAGAACTCGCATTTGGAGCAATAGCTAATAAGTGTGCATTACGTACTGTACAAGTATCATCATCAGGACACGCACCTTTCTCTTGTGCTAGTTTGCGTGTTGTTAACTCTGCATCGCTTTTTATATGCGAAAACATTTGCTGGTTGAGTGCTTGTGCGCCTAATGATTCGAATGGTATTCCATTCTTTTGTAAATATGCGTGAAATCCCATTGCACCTAGACCAAGACTTCTTTCTCTCATAGCACTAAAAGTCGCCCTGTGCAATTGCTCAGGTGCTCTAGCTATAAAGTCTGTTAGAACATTATCTAACATTCTGATTAAGTCTTTGACAATAGTAGTGTTTTTCCATTCATCATAGTACTCTAAGTTCAATGATGATAGACAACATACTGCTGTTCTTTCTATATCTGTTGCTAATGTGATTTCACTACATAGGTTTGAGTGGTGTACCTCTAGTCCCTTCTTCTTTTGGAATTCTGGTATCTCCGCGTTAACTGCGTCTTCAAACATGAGATAAGGCTCGCCTGTCTCCATTCTATTTTGCAGTAGTTTTACCCACAGTGCTCTAGCACTTACTGTTCTTTTGACTTGATGGGTGTGGGGATCCACAAGATCCCAGCTATCGTCAAAATCAGGATATTTAGAGGCGGAGTGTATGAGTTCCATAAAGGCATCAGGAACCACGACACCGTGATGAAGGTTAATACTCTTCCGGTTAGTGTCGCCACCTGTAGGTTTTCTGACATCTAAAAACTCCTCTATTTCGGGGTGTGACATATGTAGATAAGCTGCATAACTACCCCTACGAGTTATACCTTGCGAAAATG